TGATGATATTGGTGCTCAAATCTTTATGACGATTACTAAAGACGATATTACTGCTTCTGGTAAGCTTCGTCCTGTAGGCGCTAGACATTTTGCTGCTCAAGCACAGCTTGTACAGAATCTGAGTAGCCTTGCTAATACTCAATTGTGGGCTCAAATCTCTCCACATCTTAGTGCTAAGAGTTTGTCTAAGCTTGTTGAGGATGTTCTTAATCTTGAGCGTTATCAATTGTTCTCTCCTAACGTAGCAGTATTTGAACAACAAGAAACTATGCGCCTATCTAATCAAGCGCAAGAGGATTTACAAATGGAAGCTACAGCTCCAGTTCAAGCACCATGAAAACAGTCTGGACTAAAGGCTTAAACGCAGAACAAATAGTCCAGCTTAAACAAGATTTTGTAGGAGGCGCTCTGTTACGAGAGCGTCTTTCTAAGCTTCTTGAAGAAAAGCAAGACAGTTCTGTAAAGAAATCACGTAGTGAGGATGGCTATGAGAAAGCTAACTGGGCATACCAACAAGCTGACGCTAGAGGATATGAAAGAGCTCTTTCAGAGGTTATTTCACTTATTTCAAATTAATATGTCGAATAAAGTCTAAATTTCGAGTAGATAAGAGTATCTCTTAAGTATCTCTAGTATATGATTCGAAGAATCGAATAATTACTCTCTGTTTCAATATAGAAATAAAGAGAGAGTATTTAATACTAATATTTCTAGCGTTATACTAGAAATACTTATGTACTCCTTAAACAAATTAGAAAGAATATAATACGCATGTCAGACCCGACAAGTATTTTTGATCCAAACAATACGCCTAACCCGGCAAATCCAACAAGTACTCCTAGCCCGAGTACACCTCCAGTAGTGGATAATGCTTTAACCGACCTGCTTAAAGATATTAAAAATGAACGAGGAGAGCCTAAATACAAAGACCCTCTGGAAGCCCTTAACGGCCTTAAACACGCACAAGAATTTATTCCTCAGCTTAAGTCTCAACTTAGCGATAAGGAAATTGAAATCAACAGATTGCGTGAGGAAGTTACTCGCTTGAAAGAAGTAGAATCTTCTGTAGCACAGCTCACTCAACAGCAACAACAGAACCTGCCAACCGCAGCATCTGGAATTACTGAGGAGCAAATCGCTGATTTAGTAGCACGTACCATGACTAAGAAGGATAATGAAACCCTTCAGAAGCAGAATTTATCAACGGTAGTTTCTACTCTCCAGACTGTACTCGGAGCTGATGCAGAGAAAACTTTCTACGCTAAAGCTGCTGAATTCGGTATGTCCCAAGAAGAGATTAATACTCTTGCCGCTACTAAACCTAAAGCAGTATTGAATATGTTTGGAATTACTGGTGTCCCTGCAGCTCCTAAGGCGGCTAATACACCTACTGGTTCCGGTATGAATACTGCGGCTTTTCAGCCACAACAAGAATCGTTTGTCGGACGTAATCCTAAACCCGCATTAATTGGTGCAACACAAGATGATCTCAAACAAGCTAGCGATAGAGCTAAGGCTATGGTTGAAGAACTTCAAAGAAATGGTTTGAGTATTAACGATCTTACAAATCCAAAGATTTACAATAAATATTTTAAATAGGAATCTAAATGTCGCAAAATCGTGGTAATTCCACTGCATTTATTGAAGCAGAACAATATTCTGCCTTCATTCTGCAGAACTTGCATGACGGTATGCTCCCAGGCACTATGTACCGTAACGTCTCGGACTTCGGTTCGGGCAACACCCTCCATATCAAAACCGTTGGTACTGTTACCATTCAAGACGGTGCTGAAGAAGTTCCATTCGACTATAGCCCAATCGAATCAGGCGAAGTTACTCTGACCATTACCGACTACGTTGGCGATGCTTGGTATGTTACTGACGAACTGCGTGAAGATGGCGCTCAAGTTGAAGCTCTGATGTCGGCTCGTTCTTCGGAATCGACCCGTGCTATTCAAGAGACGTTTGAAACCCGCTTCCTGCGTAAGTGCAACACTTCGCAAGTGAATGCTGCTGCTAATGCTGTCAATGGCTTTGCCCATCGTATCGCATCTGCAGAAACCAACAATGTTCTGTCGCTGAACCACTTCATCCAAATGAAGCTGGCCTTTGACAAAGCTAATGTCCCTATGGCTGGTCGTATCGCTATTATTGATCCAGTGGCTGCTGCTACTCTGGACAAGCTGGTTTCGTTGGCTCGTGATGTCACCCCATTTGGTCAGAAGATTTTGGAAAACGGTTTCGATCGTGACCATCAATTCCTGATGAACCTGTATGGCTGGAACATCATCACTTCTAACCGTCTGCAAACTGGTACTTTCTCCGATGGTACTACCTCGGTGACCAACGGTGTTGCTAACGTGTTTATGAACGTTGCTGATGACAATATCAAGCCAATCATGGCTGCATGGCGTCGTATGCCTAAAGTTGAAGGTGAGCGTAATAAAGACCTGCGTCGTGATGAGTTTGTTACCTCTTCGCGTTGGGGCATGGGTACGCAACGTGTTGACTCACTGGGCATCCTGATTACCTCTGCTGTCAACTCTTAATAGAAAGAAAATCATGGGTTTTAAAAATCAAGCTGGCTTGGGTGTCAGCAATTACTACGGTGCTCGTGACACTGGCGGTACTGTAGGTATTGAGGATTCGGATGGCTCGAATCTGGTAGTGTCGGTTCAACTGACCGGCCAATCAATCAATGACGGCTATATGCCTCCAGTGGTTATTCCTAAAGGCGCCCTGTTGCGTCGTGCAGTGCTGCGTGTTGACGAAGCCTTTGCTCTGACTGGTACGAGCCCTACGGTTCTGATCGGCATGACCGGTTCTGTTGCTACTAACGGCATTATCCTGACTGAAACCGAATTGGAAGCAATTGGTACGAAAGTTCCAGCTTCTAATGGCGAAGGTACATGGGATGTTGCTTCTGCCACTGGCGTTACTGCTGCTGGTAAAGTTGCACTGGCTCTTGGCGGTACATCTCCAGTTGTCTCGGCTGCTGTTGGTAAAGCAGTCTTGGTTCTGGAATTTGTTAACAAAGCTAAAGCTTAATAAGTAACTTCTTAAAGGGGTGAGGCATAAAAACCTCATCCCTTTTTTTTATTTCAAGGATTGTTATGACGATTCAACATAAGGACATTACGGGTGCTAATGTTCATGAACCAAAAGGTGTAGACGTTGCTGCAGCTAAGCTTGTTTACGTATCTAACGGTTCTGGTTCTGGTACGTGGAAACGTATTGGTACAGACAATCTTCTTGGTCTAACTACTGACGGTGGTTTGACAGGAAGAAAACTTATTACAGATGGTGCTGAAGGCTTTACTCTTGCATACGATAATTTGTATGGCTCGATGGTAATGACTAATAACACTACAGCTTTTACTGTAGCTGCTGCTTCAGATGCAACACTTAACACAACTTCTGATTATGCCATTATAACAGGTACAGGGGCTCCTTGGGCTGCTTCTAACCTAGATAGTATTACTTTTAATACGGATCGACTCACCTCTCCTATTAATGGTATTTACTCTTTAGAGATTACACTTGGTATTAGTGCTTTCTCATTTAACTCTGGTATTATAGCTGCTCGTTATTTGATTAACGGTTCTACATTTGGTTCACGTAAAATAGAGGCACAAGTAGATAAAGCTGCACATAGAGATACAATTACTATTATGGAACATATTCAGATTCCAGCAAATCAATATCTACAAGTAGCTATTGCTTCTACTGTTGCAGGTACAGTAATGATTAGTAATGCTGCTGTAAATCTTAAACTTCTTCGACAGTTGAGCTAATATGAAAATGTCTCTTTTGGAAATGGTTCAAGACATTCTCAATGATCTTGATTCAGACAATGTTAATAGCATTGACGATACGGTAGAAGCTGGTCAAGTAGCTCAGATTATTAAGACTAGCTATTTTGAAATGATGAACAACCGTAACTGGCCTCATCAACGTAAGCTTCTTCAATTTGATGTGGTAGGTACGCTTGCTAAACCAAACTATATTATTACTCCTGAAAGCGTAAAAGAACTAGAACTGTTTCAGTATGACAAGCGTAAGAGTGGAGA